TTAGTGCAGCGAAGTCAATCGACCGACTTCATCAGTGTCGACTTGCACTGTGCTGTCAGCCTGGACAGAACCATCCGCGTTGACTGCATAAGCGTGGTCATTATGAACGTGAACGCCAGCAGGGAGCAGGTTGCCATTCTCAGAAGCAAGATACTTCTTGCCTTCAGCATCGAAGATGCCCGTTGCCATGCGTCCATCGTTCGCGAAGTAGTAGTTATAGCTTCCGATGTGCTGCATACCCGTGAGCATAGCGCACTCTTGAGGTCCTTCATCCGGGCAGAGATAGAACCAATCAGTGCCGTCAAAGTACCAGCCTGTGACTGCATATCCTCGTGCGTCAAAGTAGTACCAGGAGCCGTTGATGAACGCCCACTGACTGTAGTAGTAGGCACTTGGACTAGTCGCATACCACCATCCAGTCGCATTCTTAACCCAGTGTGGCTCGAACTTAGACTCACCCTGTGCAAGCTGCTCCCACTCTGCGTAAGTGAGCTTTGCGACATCGAGGTCAACGGTACCGCCCGCACTAGAGTATTGCCACAGCGTCCAGTCAGACCATGCGCCAGTGTTATAGATCATAGTAGGCAAATCCCACGAGAAGCGATTGTCTGGGTAACCTGCAATCCACAGACGAGATACATCAGCGCAAGACGCTACTTGTGCGCGTCCAGCAGGGTATGTGTATACAACTGGGTAAATGCCAGTTTTAGCGTAGACGCGGTCAACGAATTGCCTTGCCCAAACTGTAGAGCCCCATGCATCGTTGTCACCATTCTCCCAGTCCAGACATAAGAGAGCCTTGCCAATGTAGCTGGATACGCAAGCAACAAATGCGTCAGCTTCTGCAACAGGTGAGCCACCCTCAGCGTAGTGGTAGACACCAATAAGCTTGCCGTCAGCAAGCGCACGCTGAAGCTGCGCAGTCATATAGCGGTTCATTGGCTGTGTGCCTTGGGTTGCCTTAGCAATGACAAAATCAGAACCACTGTATGCAGTCTCGACATTAGGGTGCGAGTATGTCGCACCCAATGCCTGATAACCTGATACGTCAATGCCCCTAAGCATTGTTTACCTCTTCTTTTGTTGGCTCTTCTTTTGGCTCTTCAGCTGGTTTTGTGTTAGTTGGTTCGGCTGTACCTGTCATGTAACTTGCAGGACGCTCAGAAGGCTGTACATACGTCATTGCACGTGCAGAATCGCTTAGTCCCTTGGTGGTTGGGTCAACCGTGACACCGACAGCGCCCAAGACGGCAACTACAACGGTACCAATGAGGTAGGGGTTGCTGATGAACTTAACGAATACATCAGCCAAGCTGCTCCAAGTGGTGAGGTCAGAGTATGCCAGTCCAAGGTAAGCAAGGACAGGACTCATAACGATTCCAGCCATACCAAGCCACCAAGCGGGGTTGTGTAAACGTACTTTCCAGTTAATCATGTTTTGCTCCTTTACTTCTCAAGCTTTGTAATGCGTGAGTCTAGGTTTTTTACATCGGTCTTGACCTCGGCGAGGTCTGTTGCTGCTTTTTTTGAAACCTCATCCGCCCTTCGTGCCACGATACCAACCACGGAAAGCTCAGCTGTGTGCTGCGTGAGTGTTGCAGTCAGGTCAGAGAGTGACTGTTGATACTTGCCAAGCTGCTCGTTCATGACCTGTTGGCGGGTTTCTAAACGTGTGAGGGTATTAGTGATAGTGCTCTTCCAAGCGTCTTCTTTCTCTTTGTCTTCTCGACTAGCACGCTGCCAGTTTGAGAAGGCAACAAGACCGCCCAGGAACGCACCTGCGATGGAGACGAAGAAGGAAACCATTTCAGCTGTAATGTTCATGACCTCACCTCCTAGTGACTTACCGTAAATGTGAGGGATCCATAACGCCACGCGTTAGAGACTTTTCCGCCTTGGTCTTGAAGGTAAATATTGCCGTCAGGTCTCGCTGAGATAGCAGTAATAACGTCAGCGTGTCCAGGGCAAATACCTGAGTCATAGACGATTGACTCATTGCCGTCTGTGGCTGAGCCATATTTTTCATGATCTACTAGAGGTGGTCTTGAACCTTCTGGAAGAGTGAAGGGGCAACGGACAGCGTCGTAAGAAACATTGTTAGCCAACCAACCTCTGACCTTGATGGTTACAGAGTTCCCTGTTCGGTAGATGTGCCAGAAGTTGTTGTAGCTGCCTTGTGGTTGCAGGTAGATTACGTCAAAGTCAGTGTCAGACTGCTTCTTGTCGTCTCCAAGAACGTTGATAGTAGGCAGCAGAGATACGGGCTCACCAACAGTAATGCCATTGATTGGCAAGCGATACAATGGCATGCAAGCTGTAGTAGATCCGGAGAGGATGTCACCCTTTACATAGGTTGGGTCTACCGGATTACCTTGGTTGGTTGGAGTGCCCTGGATAACTTCACAGGTGAACTTCTCTACACCGCCAACCTGCTTAGAGTACTTGAGCACAACTAGGTCATTGCGCTTGTATCCGGCACGACCATTAGCAACATTAAGCTCAAAAGGTTCCTCATTTGTCACCATGCGAGCGTCAAAAAGTACGTCACCAGTATCAATACGAACCCTGTTAGCAGTCTGCATAGCAGCCTTGATTTGATTCTGCGTCTGCAAAATTCCACGAACAGAGCCAGCCACACCGGCAATAAGTCTGCCAATCTGAGGGGCTGTGATGTGGTCCTTGCCCTGGAATGAAATAACACCATCGAAAGCCATTTAACCCTCCTTTACCATGAATTGAGCGAACTCTTCATCACGTTTACGTGCGAGTTCACGATACTTTGCAGCGCAGTCTGGGCAGAGAAGGTAACTCTGCTGAACTCCGTCTGCTGATACTCTGCTTATGCTCTTCCATTGCGAGGTTGCAAAGTCACTTTCAAGTAGAAAGGCTTCTTTTTTGCACCTGTCGCATTGGAAGCGTGCAAAGCCACTTGTTTTTGCCATTAAGCTGTCCTTTCCCATTTGAAGCAGCCAAGAGAAGGTAGTTGTTGCCATCTACCTTCGTAGTGTGATTGGGGGTTAACAAATGAAGTTGTTTCAATCACAGAACCAACAGGGAAAGATGGTGTAGTTGCACCGCCTTGAGTTGCTCCCTGGACGTTGATAGTCACGTCACTAGATCCGTCAAATGAAGCTGTACCACTCACAGAGCCAACCAGCTTGATGGTGCGTGGCTGTGAGAGCTTCTTAGCAGCGTTAGCATCACCGCCTGGAGTAGATGCGCCAGCGTAAGGGTGTGTGTGGTTCGCAGGAGCTGCACCAACTTCTTGAGCGGTATATGTTGGCTTTGCTGGGAGCTTTACTGTGTGCGTATGAGCGTCTGTGACGTGTCCTAAAGCGTCAACATTCACGGTTGCGCCTAATTGCACAGTGTCACCCCAAGAAGCGTTTACATCGCTCTCAGAACCGTATGTGCCAGCGGTTATATGAGAAGGCTCATGAGTTAGAGTAACTGTGCCACCTGTACGCTGAGCCTTGAGAGGTGTAGTTGCTGTGACTTCTGCCACCTTAGAGTCAACCTGTAGCGTGGCTCTGCCAATCTCACTGGCTGAGTCCGTTGCAACTTTGCGAGCTTCATTTACCTTGTTCTCAAGGCTCTTGAAGTCTGCTCTTGATACTTCTGCAGAGATGGTGCGTCCAGCAATGGAAATACCCGTGCCGGCTGTGTATGAGCTTGATACTGCGCCAGAGCCTGTGGAAGAACCGCGCTCAGCGGTGCCGGATGAAGAAGTGTTACTGGCTGTACCGCCTACTTTGTAGCTAATACTCACCTCAGTATCTGTAACGATAATGACCTTGGTACCGACCGTCGCAGTAACGTGCAAGCCAGTCACAGGATCTATGCCAGGAACAATGTCACCGATTCCAAACTCTTCATCATCATCCAGTGTGACGTTAATTGAGTCAGCAGCTTGATACTCTTTAAGCTTCTTAGGACCGTCTTTCTCCAGCTCTTCACGACTTGCATTGGTGTAGTTGTAGGTAGTTGTGCGCTCATCAATGCCAAAAAGCGTCTGCGTAGTCGAGATATTGCCACGCACATCTGCATAGAAATGCATGACAATACGGTTTTTAAGCTCACCAGAGCCAAGGCAAATAAGATGGTTGTAAGGTCTTACAACGCTCTTAATAGTTACGTCAGAATGTTCTGCGTCTGCTCCGTCAGTCCAGTCTGTAATAGGCTTCACCGAGAGCACAATCATGCGCTCAATGGAGTCATACTCGATGTTGAGACGTGAGGAAGAGTCAGCAAGCATCTTTCTGATGCCAGTCCAGGCATCACAGTACCTATCAAAGGCGTACTTGACAGTAATGCCAGAAGTCTCTTCTGAGACCTTGAACTGGTTAGAAAGTCCAAGACGCTGTACCAGCTGCTTTAGAACCACGTGTGCTTCTCCACGCACGCTGAGATAGTCTTCTCCACTTGGTGGCTCAAGGACTTTGTCTCTAATGATGCCTTGCCATGATCTACCCGTGTACGTGATTGTGTTGTTGCCTGAGTTGGACTCGCGTGCGTCAACTACACCGCCCCACTCAGTACCTTCAACATAGACGTATGCGCCATCATCGAGACGCTGCTCAGAGTCAATATCGAGTGTGAGCTCAAAGTCGTTGCCTGTGTCTCCATATTCGAGGTCAAGGCGTGCTCCTTTCAGAACACCAATGTCTAGATGGGTTGCGTCTGTATAACTGATATCTGGCATTATGCACTCACCTCGCTATGTGCGCTTTGAGTGCTTACCGCTCTTGGAGTGCGCGTCTCACCCTGTGGCTGCTCCTTCTCGTAAGGTGGTGTAGAGCGTGTCTCATAGAGCGTGAGGTCAAAGTCGAAGGTGTTATCCCACGTAATGTCATCAGTTCCTGGCTTAATTGGCTCGAAGAGGTAAGAGCCAGAGCCGTGAGCTCCGCGCTCTCTGAACTTGTAGACATTCTCACGGGTACCGTTGTCCTGCACTACAACAGCAGTCTTACTCTGAGAATCAACCTCAAGGTATGCACCAGCTGCAATAGTCGTATTGACCTTGTGCAGGTTCTCACCAATTCTGACGTATGGGTTTGTGGCAGGACCATAGACACGCCAAAGCCAAGGAGAAGCACTCTTAGAGGGGTTAGTGAATGACTTAGCTGGCTTACCCTGAACAAGGTCAAAGGGAAAATCTCTTGGGAAGTCAGGCTTAACTCCTGCAACAGCACCGGCGGTCTCATGCTCAAAATAGAGCGTAGTTGCCTTAAACCATGTGGGGTCCTCAACAAGAAGCGTCAAAACGAACTCTGCAAACTTGTCAGAGAGCCAGTAGTTGGTAGGAGCACCGCCGATAATGTAACAACGGATACCCCAAGAACCTACTGTGAGCGTTCCTGGGGTGCGGTTTAAGATGTCCTTCTCGCCAAGCTCAATAATCTTATTGCGAAGCTCTAAGCCTTCTTCATCACTTCCTGCTGCGATACCAACAGGGAACTTGATTGTTTTTGGCTTATGATCGCGTCGTCTGAATGACGTAATTCTGCTTGAGTTCTTGCCTGATGTGTATGACCACATCCAGTCTCTGAGTTCGTGTTCCATGTAGTGGAGGGACTTGTCAGCCCCTCCAAACTCCATGTACTTACTTCCGTCAGAGGTTGTATATCTAATGTCTGTGCGCATTATGCGCTCACCTCTCTTACCATGCGACCAAATTCACGGTTATTCACGTCAACTCTTACAGGCTTGCCGTATGCGTCCTCAATGCGCTTAGTCATGACATCCATCTGTGCTGAGAGATCTGCAATGGCTTGGTTGGTATCTGCATAGATGCCATTAGCCACAAGAGACGCAGTCATATCCATTTGTTTATTAATAGGAACATTGAGCGCATAGCCATCAACGCCACTCTGAGCAGCTTCTGCGAGGTCTTGCGCTGCCTTGTAAACGTCTCGCTTACCGCCCGCAATACCAACAACAAAGCCATCCACCGTGTAGCCACCAAGACCAGCCATAACGCGTGATGGCGAGTGAATACCAAGGAGTGCCTTTACTGCGCCAACAACGCCGTTAAAGACTCCACAAACTCTGTCAACTACCCAGCTTGCTAAGCCAGTTACACCATTTACAAAGCCTTGAATGAATGCACGTCCTGCGCTGCCAAGGTCAAAGCTTGTGATGGCATTCTTTGCTTGGTTGAGCAGGTTTCCGACTGCTCCAAGTAAGCTGCCAATAATCTGAGGAACGGCTGTGACAATGGCTGTAAAGAGCGTTACTGCTGCGCCAAGCAGCATTCCAATAAACGTTGGAAGGTTAGAGACAACGGTGCCAATGAGGTTGCCAACGTTGCCAATGAGTCCTGGGAGAATTACTGGGATAGCGTTCACGATTGCCACAAAGAGGTCCACTGCAGCCGAGAGAAGCGTTCCAACAAAGCCAGGAAGACCTGAAATGAATACATCAATAATTTGTGGAAGTGCAGCTGCCAGTGCTGGAATGATTGCCACAACACCGTCAACAAGCCCCATAAAGAGACCTTGCGCTGCTTCAAAGAGTGCTGGAGCATTCGCAACAAAGCCGTCCACTAGACCCTGCAGGATCTGTGGAGCTGCTTCAGCAAGCTGTCCTGCAACCTCAGTGAGTGCTTGCAGGATAAAGGTGAACGCTTGCATTGCTCCTGCCATAAGGGAAGGCGCAGAAGCCACGAGAATGTCACAGATTGCACCAGCTGCAGCACCAACCGCTTCCAGTAGTCCTGGAGCAATCTGCTGCCAAGCTGCACCCATCTGTCCAAAGAGAACCTCAAAGGCGTGTGCTAGCGTAGGACCTGCAGAAGCAAGACCGGAAGCCACTTGTGGAAGCACCGAGTTGATTTGAGATGCAAGTCCAGGGATAGCATCAGCAATACCCACGATATTGCTTGCAATGTTTGAAGCTGCCTGGGTAATGTCTCCACCCATAGCAACAAAGGCTGTACCAGCCACAGCTGCAGCGATTGAGAGCACACCAAGCACCACGGTTGCGCTGCCAAAGCCGGAAGCAAGGTTTGCAACCACGCCCATAGCCGGCTGTACCGCTCCTAGAAGCTTAGGTCCTAAGCTTGTGAGTGCAGGACCAAAAACACCAGCGATAGCATTGCCAACACCACCAAGCTTAGAAGCGATAGAGCTACTAAAAGCCTTCAAAAGGCTGTCTCTAAACTCCCAAGCGTAGAGGATTGCGGTCTCCAGCTTGTCCTGGACTACTGCAGCAATCTCGCCAAAGTGTGACTTAAAGCCCGTGCTTAGGCTTGCAACGGTTGAGAGTGTGCCAGGAATTATTCCCTTGATAACGGATAGACCCTCTGCAACAGTGCCAGAAGCCTTGGAGAACGCTCCAAGCATCTTGCCAGCGGTCTCCATTGACTTGCCAATAACGAGAAGTGCGGGACCAGTGCCCGCGAGCATTCCAATAGACTTTGCAATGGTCTGAATGTCAGAAGCTGACATCTGATTGATTGCATTAGCTGCGTTGGTTGCCATAGCAGCGAGAGCTTCCATACCACGCTCAAAAAGTGGCATAAGCGACTCAACAAGCTTTTGAATTGGGTCTGCCAGCTTGGAGAGCGCGTCTGTCATCTTCTTGTAGCTATCAGTCTGATACATCTTCATGATGGTTGCGGTTGCTGCGTCAGAGAGGTTTGAAAGCACGCCAGTAAGTGTCCTGGACTGCTTAATCATGAGCCCGCCAAAGTCACCCTGCATGCCAGCTCTGATTGCTGCAATGGCTACATCAGCGCTGACTGCCTTCTTAGTGACCATCTCCATTGCACCAGCAACGTCTGTATGTAGTGCCTTTGCGAGGTATTCCCACGCAGGAATGCCAACCTCAGTAAGCTGCATCATTTCCTGTGAAGCTGCAGTACCTTTACCGTGCATCTGACCTAAAGCACGGGTAATAGCGTCAATGCCTTGCTGTCCAGCACCAAGTGCTGCAGTTGCGTTGCCAACGTCTGTAAGCATGGGGATGACATCATCAGCAGCAAAGCCATAAGCGAGCATCTGTTGAGTTGCCTTGTTGAGACCTGCCATCTCAAATGGCGTAGTCTTAGCAAACTCGACTAGATCAGCAATCATCTTCTTAGCACGCTCAGGACCAAGCATGGTATTGAATGCAATGTCTACCTGCTCAGCATTTGCTGCAGTCTGACTTGCCCACCTAGCAGCCTTGACACCTGCGATAGCAAGGGGAGCGGTGATTGCAGCGGTAAGCACCGTGCCCGCTTTAGAAAAACCACTGCCAAGGCTTGAGATTGCCTTAGAAGTCGTGTCAGTTAGCTTGGAAACCTCGCTGGCGAACTTGGAAGAGTCACCTAAAATCTCAATGACTACTTTTCCATCTGCCAAATTGACCTCCTAGAAGTTAGAAGTTACGGAGTGCCATCTCCCGTAATTCATCTTCTGTTGGAGGTAACGCCCAAGCTTGCGCACGCCTAGCATGAGCACGCTCTTCTTCCTTTGTGGTGTCTCCTTCAAGCGGACTTCTTGCAGCCACTGCTTGTCCTGTGAGCGTGTCTGGAGTAGCAAGTAGTGCCAGGTATAGATTGATGAAGGTGTACCAGTGGAGCTGCGTTGATTTGCTTGTGAGGTCTATTGAGTAGACACGCATGAAGTCAGCGGTCACAATGCCCGCGTCATAGTGCCAGTCAAAGTTCTTCTTCCTGTAGTACTGGATGCGCCTGTATTGCTCACCGTAGGAGATAGTGTCAAATGCCCCTGCTACCCACTCAGACGCTGCCTGAAGAGCTTCTACTGGGTACTTAGACACTTGGTCTGGGAGTACTCCTTTTTGAGCGTAGAAAAGGTTTAGTGTTCTCGCATTGGCAACAGCACTATTCTCTGTATCCATCGTCATGTAGATGAGCGAGGTTCTGAATCCACTCTTAATGGGTACAGATACTCCCGCCACATCGACTGTGACGGGAGCACCCTTGATAACCGAGTCTAAAAACATGAATTACTCATCCATGCTTGAGTTCTCTTGGGTAATAAGCTCAGAGACCTTGGACACTGCGTCGCTTGCTGAATAGACCTCTGTCAGAATCGAGATAATCTTCATCAAACGGTAGATGTTGAGTCGGTTTGCCTTGCCAATAAGCTCCTCTGCAGCTTCCTCACCAAGCGCAAAAGCAACGATATTGTGAGCTTCATCTGCAAGTGTTGTGAGGTTGTCCATAACCTCATCATTGCTGAGCCCTGTAAACGATGACAGACGCTTTGCCCAGGAGTTAGCTTCCACAACGAAGGTAATGTTGCCTAGATCTACGTCATAGGTCTTGCCCTCAATCTTCACCTTTGCTGTTGGTGCGCCGTCAAGCTTGTAGTTCTTCAGTGCCATAAGTGTTCCTCTCTATGGGTTTACCTTGGCTCATATCTTGTGTCACGGGTAACGCCAATAAAAAAGCACCCAGCATGCGCCAGGTGCTTCCCCAGAGAGGAGAGGGATGGGGACTATGTCTATACAGCCTTAGTAAAAGCTGCAGTGTCATAGTTGAAGGTGCCGTACTCGTACTCATCGGTGATTGCGACCTTGAAGGCAATCTTAATAGGCGCAATATCAGAGCCAGAGAATGGCGAGACATTCAGCGTTGCCTTTGCGTGCTTAGCAACGAGAGCAGTCTTCTCACAAGCCTTACCTGCCTTGAAGTCATATCCACAAGTGCGGACATACTCAACAGGAACGTCCAGAACGTCCTCATAGCTTGCAAGAATCTTCTGGATTCCACCAGGACCCATAGCGTCAACCTCAAAACTGAAGGTGTCAGTCTTGCCTAGGTTGTACTTAGGCTGGGTCTTACGGTCAATGTAAGTTGGCTCATAAGACTTGGCTTCACGCTCTGGGTCTGCTTTGGTGGTCTCGGTTACACGGATGAAGTTCGTCTGTCCAGGGAACTTAATCCAGTGCTGAATCTCATAGATAGAGACAGGTGTGCGCTGCGTCTCTGTTGGCTGTACGACAGCTGGTGATTCTGGCATAGTACTTCCTTTCTTTAAGGGCTAAACCCTGTACTTGATTTGGGCGATAAGCTGGTAGGTTGCGACTCCATCCTCGCCGACACTGAAGGGAGATGGCAGTGTGGTGACATCATGGGCATATACAACAACGCCCGCTGGTGCACCACCGTCTTCGATGGCAGCTTGGATTTTGCGCAGCATGGCAAGACCGTCAATGCGCTCCTGCTCGTCTAGGGGTCGCGTCTGCAGATACACCTCGTAAGGGAACTGCTTAATACCGCCACCAGAGCAATAATGAAGCACCCAAGGTTCACCCGGAGCAGCCTTAAGCATTGCTTGTGCAGCTCCATCACCGTTGGGGAACTGACCATACTCAACAGGAATACCTGTAAGAATGTCTTTCAGCCAGTCAGTAACGCTTTGAGCGATGTCTACCATGCCCCTCCAACTTTCTCTCCAAGAACTTTTGCGAACATTTGCTGCCATGCATTACCTCTGACACCTGCGCAGCGGTCATACCAGTGGTCACAGGCATTAGGAGCGTGCAAGGCATTCTGAAGCGTGTTGTGGTTGTGTGTTGAGTAGTACTGAATACGTGCATAAGCTGCTGAGTCTCCTGCGCCCCACTCAACGTAAGCGGCACTACCAGTCTGACGAGTGGTGCCAGAGCCTTGTAGGGCTCCTGAGTCATAAGGGACGTAAGTCTTACAGTCGGCTAGTACGTTTTCAGCAACGATGCCAAGGGCAGCTTCTACAGCGTTTGAAACCTTGTCTTTGCAACGTTCAACATCAACGTCAACCACACGCATTCTCATCTGGCTTCTACCTCCACATGATGTGTCTCGTGGTGAGTGGAATAAGGGTTTACCGAGCGCACCATACGTGCGTCTGTTGCTGGTCTCTCATCGGAGCTAATGCCACGAATAACGAAGTCACCAGCCTTGAGACCCGGGTCTCTGAAGAACCACACTTTAAGCACGTTGGCATTCTGTGGTCCTACAGTTGAAGCAGTGTTTGCGAGCTTCTCTTCAACGTGTACGCCTTGATAGATAGATCGCGTGAACCCCTTATCCTGCTTGTGCCAAACGGTGACAGTATCCCAGGCAATCATTGGATACCCCTCCACAGAAGACCTGTGCCAACTAAGAAGGGATACACGCAGGAAAGGTCAGAGACGCTTGCTTGAGCGTCTGTGTAGGTGTAGGACACACTACCAACGCTCTCACTCTTAACCATTCCACGTGTGTCTTTGCCAGCTACTCTGTCGCACAAGGCGCAGAGGGCAAGAAGCCACTTCTCGCTGTGCTTCTCAGGGACCTCTTCACCAGTCATTGAGACAAGTAGTGCTTGAGCCTTGACGAGGGGAGCGTCTAGCTCACCCTCGCCAAGAGAGCCTTTATACGTGTTGCGGTAGAAGTCGTATGTCAGGCTTGGGGTTGCCATTAAGCAGCCTTAGGCTTCAAGACACCAGCAGCCTTAGTTGCCTTCAGAGCAACGCCACAGACGAACTCAACATCAACGCTCTTGACAGCACCTGGAGTGGTCCAGTCAGGAAGTGCAACGGTGAATGCGTTGTCACCCTGGAGGGTGATACCGTGGAAGCCGTCCATGCCAAGGCAAGCAGCATAGACAGAACCGTCAGTGATAGAGCCGTCACGAACCTCATGAATGGCAATGCCGTTGTAAGCCTGGACAACATTGCCGGCGGTCTCCTTAGACTCAGTGCCAAGACCGACAACACGAAGCAGTGCGTTCAGCTTGGTGTACTGAGCTGCATTCATCATGAGCACGTCAGGGGTACGCATGAGGTTGGAGAGCATGGTATCAAGCTCCTCAAGGTAAGCAAGAGCAGCTTCCTTGGTGGTGACCTTGACATCAGTCTTAGAGGTCATCTCAGTAGAGGTGGTCTTCAGAGCAGCTGCAAGACCGTCAAAGCCGTTTGCGTCCTTAGTAGGAGCAAAGATGCTTGCGTTGAACTTGCGAGAGACTGCGTCCTTAGCCTGCTCCAGATACATCTCATAGAGGTCATCTGCAGCAGCCTTGGCGACACGATCCATCTGGAACGTAGAGCCAAGAATACCAAGAGTGGTGGTCTTCTTCTCAACAGTTGGCTCAGATGCGACTGGTTCAGAACCAAGAGCACGGAATGCAGCAGAAGACGGGGTCTTAACGCGCTTATAGCCGTAGACCAAATCAGAAGTGCCAGAAGCATTCATGCAGTTGTCGAAGGTGAGTGCACCGAGCAGATAGTTGTCGGTGACAAGCTCATTGATGAAGCCCTGTGTGAGCTTATCGCCAGAGTTGGTTGCAAGGGTAGCGAGATTAATCATTTATTTTCCTAATCCTTCCTTAATGTTGCGAGCAATGCCAGAAGAGCTGCCAGCTGGTTTGCCGGTAGTGTTTACGCTCTTTGGCTCAGACTGGAAAAGATATGGCTTTGCTTCTTTCAGCTTGACAACGTCACCCTCTAGAGCAGCCAGAGCAGCCCTACCAAGCTCCAAGTCAATGCAGCCAGCAGAAGTAAGTTTTGCTTCAACTTCTGCTTTCTCCTTGGCTTCCTGTGAGTCTTTGAGCTGCTTCTCAATGGCAGAGATACGCTCATCAGAAGAAGCCATAGACTTCTTCGACTCTGCAAGCTCTGCTTCCAGCTCTTTAATGCGCTTCTCACGATTTGCCAAGTCACGCTCTAGCTTGTGGGTATTGACGTTTGCGCTTGTGTCCTCGCTTGTAGCGGAGTCCTGGGAAGATGCTTCCTCTTCTGCTACTTGGTCCTGGGACTGGTTTTCCTGCGTAGAGTCTTGGGTGTCAGAGTCTTTCTTTTCCTCTGTGACCTCGTCTGGTGCAGGAGATCCATTACGATGCACACACAAAATCCTTACAGTCAACCGCAGGTCTTTTTCCTGCGCTAAAAGAATTGTCTGTGAGTGTTAACAGCTAAAAGAAACCCCCGCTTGTGGCGGGGTTAGGAGTTACTTCATATGTAGCTTGGCGTATTCAAGAGCAAAATCTGGTATCTGCTTTATGCCAGCTCGATAGTTCAAAATGTCTTGGTCAGTTACTACCTTATCACCAATATGATGTGCAGCAAAACCTTGCTGTATTGTTGCATTTGTGAGAGGGTCAATAAGATAAGCGGAAGTAACTGCACCTATTGGTAAAGATGCAAGGAAATCGCAAATCCTTTTCACTTCTTTAGCGTCCATTTAGCCCTCCGTTCTAGGCGAAAATTTAACTAAGGCATTTTCTCCGTATAGTGTACCACTTTCTGAGAGGATATAATATCTACCAGTAGTTTCAATATATATATCAGATGGTGGCGCATACACATCAACTTTAGTTAGATTTGCTAATTCTTGGGCGAAACAAGTCCCATCATAATTATTGCCAGTTGAACAGCACATTAATTGGATGGGCTCACCGTTATGGTCCTTCCTGTTTTTAATAATTTTTGCAAGCATTTCAGCATCAATATTACTAATCTCATAAATTTGGATTGAGTGAGGTGTTCCATGCGCTCCAATTACATAACGCTCTCCATTTAAGCGATGACTAATTATCCTTGTTGAGTTTCTAAGAAGATTGTCATATGAGCTTTTTGTTGAAAAGAATATTGCGTCTTTAGATTGAACTGCTCTTTTAATGGCTTTGTATTTTTTACCCTTTTCTTTCCTTTGTCCACTTGATGCAGATAGTGCGCTCAACGCCCTAGGTTGCTTGCTAACTGCCCAGGCACGCTCTCGCTCATAGTCACGGCGCAAGTGATTGTCATGTGTAAATTGGCGCAGCTTGTCTTGCAGCTCACCAAGCCTAATGCGCTGCTTTACTGCGTCTGCTCTCACCTCTTGAAGATAAGAGATCTCTCTTTTCTGGCTTCTAATGAGACGCTCATATCTGCGCTGTTTCTGCGTGGCTGCGTAGTACTCGTCACTGGTCATGCCTGTGATGCGCTCTTGCTCTGAGTAGTCCATATCTGGCAACTGGGAGTATCCAGGAACATAAGGTGTCATGTAGTGATAGCAGTTATGTGTTACAATAGAATTAGCAAAATACCAGGCATTTTCTGTTGAAAGGTTGTATACATGCCCAGACCACATCCGAGTATCAATACTGATGATCTCATCAGGCTCTACAATGAAGGGGCTTCTATCAGAACTATGAGAAAGCATTTCAGATGTCGGGATAGGATTATCGCCAGCGAACTCAAAGCTCTTGGCTTGAAGACCGATAGACGTAAGAAGAGTGTTGATATCGAACGTGTCGTTGATCTTTGGAATAAAGGGTTCAATAAAACTGTTATCGCCGAGCAGCTTGGTGTTTCCCAAACAACAATCACTAATAGGCTTAAAGAATGCGGAATCAATCCCGAAAGTCGCAGTTTGGCCATGAAGAGAAAGATGTCTAGATATTCTCCTAAAGAAAGAAGCCTTATTTGCAAACCCGCTCATGATGCTGTCAAAGGAACTAAAAAGACTCATTCCGACCTTTGTAAGAGAGCTAGAACCAAAGCTAATATTGGAAAACCTGGAAGCATTGAAGAGGCTCGCCTCGGAGAAATGTTTAAGAGCCTTGGAGTCAGCGTTTCTCATCAATTTGCTATCGACAAATACAATGTCGACATTTTGATTTTTGATTCCGTCGTTGTGGAAATCAGTGGTAGACCCAAGAAAGGAGTTGACGCCGAACGTATCCCCGAGCGCGTTAAACTCATTCTTGATAGAGGGTTCTCTCTCATACTTGTTTGGTCTAACACCAAGTGGCATCCCGTCACTATTGACACGGCTAAATACATAGTCTCCCTTGCTAAGCTTATTTGCAGCAACCCATCCATGAGGGGTAAGTATTGGGTGATTTGGGGTGACAGTAAGGTTATGACCGAGTGCCGTCCGTATTGTGACAATCTCCCCGGAATACTTACGCCTATAGGCTGCTAAAGCGTTAGGACCTGATACTTTCGTATCGCCAACAACACAGTTAGCACCACAGAGTCCTGTCACGGTGCCGTATCCGGTTGACTCAACGAGCGGTGGATACTCAGTGCTTTGCCCGCTTCTTGAGTACACCTTGCCTTGCCATTCAGCATGGCTTGGGCGTGCTCCAAAGTGTGCGTCAACGAATACCAAGTCCCATTCCCACTCGTCCATACGCTGCATAAGTAGGCGGTTTCTCGCTTGGTTAGCCTGGGAGACAATGTGGCGTCTCAGAGCTGCGTCAATCGTTGTCTTGGTGCCACTGATGTAGTCAATCGTCTCTAGTCCAGAGTTGGCAAGCCTTGTAACTCCACGTTCCATAACTACTCGTGTTGGCTCTCCCGCTTGGTGACGGGCGATTGCTTCAGCAGTCACGTCATACCAGAGTGCTGCTTGGTCTTTAGCAAGTGCGATGTTCTGACGCTCAAGGACCTCATTCATGCCTTGTGCTGTTTGAGCAGCAATGATAGTTGCGAGGTTAGTCATGTGACGGCGTGAGCCCATCGCTCGCACAAACTGTCCCACAAGTACATCATCAGTCTTTTTGAGTGCGGTCTTTAGGACCTCACGTGTTTGCTTGTCGATTGCTGGGCGGTACTTGTAGTAGATTGCAAGAGCTTCTTCACGAGAGAGCCTAGAGAGACGCTCAAAGTCTGCAATCTCTCGACCTCTAATGACTGCGCCATTAGTGCGTACTACCTCATCAAGCAGGTTGAGAAAGAAGTAGGAAAGTTCCTGTACATAAGCAGACTGTGCACCTCCTACGAGACGCACAGCAATTTCTTCAGTCGGTTTCACGGTTACTCACCAAGGTCTGCGTCAAGCGAGACACCGCCAGTCTCGCTGGTAAATGCCTTTGCGTCTTCCTCACTCATGCCTTGGTACTTGACGAGGTACTTCCACTTAGGACAGAGACCACGTGCAATATCATCCTTCATCATGTCACGGTCTGCCTTATCGTCTGAGATGACTGAGTCATCCCACAGAATGTCAACTGGCACAGGCTCGTCTACCTTGTAGCCATTCATAGTGCACTCAGCAGCAAATGCGCCCTGGACAAGATCTCTTACTGAGTTCTCAATGGAGTGCTCGTGCTTTCTGATGGTTCTGATAAGCGTTGCGTTGGTGCTGACAACCTCTGTTGCAGTCTTGAGTCCTTGTCCTAACGTAAATGACCAATACCCAGCACCAAAGCCAGTTCTAAAGCCCAAAACAGCAAGAGCATTGTTGAATGCTGTCACCATGTCATCAATGTGCGTATCAGGGTTGTAGACGGTCATAGGAGACTCTGCGCTAATACCAGTAGAGATGGGTGCAAACATGATTTGGTCCATAGTGTTGACAAACTTTGCCTTGCCGTCTTTGTCGCGCACAATGGCTTGCTCATCTACAACCATCTTTGGCAGTGAGACTCGAACCTGCCAGTACATTTGGTTGAATGCTTCATCTACCAGTCTGCAGGAGTCGCAGATATCTTCGATGACAGACGAGCCAAGCGGTGTGAGCTCGTCATGAGCGTTGTACTTAGCCGGCTTAACAAGCGCGTACGTTGGCAGTGGTTGCTTAGTATCGACAAAGCCTGTAATGCCTTCAACTTCAACAGGAGTAATACGGTTCTGCGAGTTAAAGAGAAGCGTCTCGATTACATGGGACTGCGTCTCTTGGTTAAAGTATCTAAGCTGCAACTGGTCGTAGAGCTTAGAGTTCACAGTTACCTTAGAGATAAATGCGCAGCCATCACCTAGAAGCGGGATAATCTGCCACGCCTTCATGGAGTCAATGCTGGTTGAGACGTTGCCCTCGTATCCGTGGAAGTTAGCTACCCATGCACCAACACCAAGCGCAAAGACAGTACTGATAAACTCTGCTTGCTCATCAACAAAGTTAGGAATCGTGCGCTCCAGCCAGTCATTTACTGCGTCTTCCGAGCTGGAAAGGATTGTGCCTTCGTTCATAACAAGGCTTGGAATCTCACTTGCAACCATCGAAGCTGGACTGATTGAGAGCCTGTCGTATGAGTCAGCACCATTGTTGATAACATAAGGCTGCTTGTAGTACTCATTATCATGCGTAAACCAGCCCCACCATAGCTGCTGGAACTTATCCATTGAGGTGTCCGGCGTAAAGCCACGCTTCTTCAGATATCTGAGTGCCCATTCTGGCTTCTGAATAGTAATTTTTGACAAGGTGAGACTCCTTCTCTTTAAGTCAAGCTTCTGTTATTGATAAGCGTCATACACGCATAACGCACAGCGTCGATAGTGTGGTTATCAGCGTCTGGCAACTGCCCTGTGAGCTGGTTGTCCTTTGTCATCACATATGAGTAATTGCTGAACTCACGGGCTGCTGTGGCGCAGCTGGAATCAATCACAATCTTTGAGCGGTACTGCAACCACTTGATTGAGTTGTGGATGTTGTGCGCTCCTGTCTTGAGTGCACCACGGGCGTTAATGCCATTGGCTTTGAAGTCAGCAATGCTCTTAGGCTCTGCAGAGTCGCACCATACTGTGGCGTATGGCTCAGCGTCTTCAATAACGTCTTCACCGTCTTTGAGCGCGTTACCCAGCTTCTCGCTTACAAGCTCAGCGGTGTCCTGGTTAGAGAGTCCACACTTTACGAACTCATCCAGGATGTAGAGCGTGCGAGTCTTTGCGTCGTAGGCAATCTTGACCCATGCGAATGGATCCTGTGAGAAGCCCCAGTCAACGCCGTAATAGTGGTATTCCAGTTTCTTGCGCTCCTCGTGTGTGATGTCTCTCACCTCAACGCGGGTGAAGACCTCAGAGCCAAAGCCTACTTGCTCGCCCAACCATTCATGGCGATATGCTTCCTCGTCAAGCTCTTTGAGTGCTTCAGCATCCTTGCGTACTTGCTCTGGTATCCACTCATGAGGAACATCCAAGTAGCTTGACTCAATGACGCGCTCCGGATGTGTTGAGAGCAGGGTAGAGACATGCTCGTTTACCCAAGCATCGCGAGAGCGTGGTGGATTATGGTCAAAAAAACGGAAGTATACCGAACCTTCAGGAGCGTCACGAGTGACAGACTGCATAACCGTTCTCAGCTCGCCCCAGCCATTGAACTGGTCTACCTCTGAGAACCACTGATAAGCGTAGTACGTTCCATTTGGTGCCTTGATTGCCTTTGTCTTCTGCGTATGGTCACCACCACGGAACGTAATGACTTGACCAGTTGCAGGGCGAGTGAGCTTATACGGACTCTTAGAAGGCTTCCACTCGTCACGGATGTTCAGCTTGTCAATCGCCCAAAGCATCTGCTCGAATACGCCATCGCCAATATCCTTGCCAATCTTTGGCATGATGAATGCTGAGCGGTCCTTATGCTCCATAAGCCCTTGCATGATCTCTAGAGAGACAGTGGAACTCTTCAAAGAAAAACGCCCTCCCCTTAGCCACCATTCACCTCCTGCATCTGCTGCGATTGCACGGTGCAAGGAGAGAAACGGTGGTGCTAAGAGAAGGGCGAAGTCTGCTATGAATGGCTTGTCTTCTTCTTCCACATCTTCTGGAATTGCGTCAAGTAGTGTTCTGCCAATGGAAGAGATAGCAGTGACTGCAGTCTGATTCACGCCTGAGTCCGCAATAGACTCTTGCGCCATTGCAAACGTCTTGCCCATGCCATTTAAGACTTGAGCGCGGGTGATAGTAACCTTCTTTGAAGCGCGTTCCTGGAGGTCTTGAAGCCTTGCCTTTATCTTGCTGTCAGCTTCAAGCCTGCAAGCAGCTTGGTCAACAGTATCTGGCTTCCACTTTGAGCGGTGCGGATAAGCTTCTAGCATTGCCTGTCGCTGGCTCTTGCCAGCAACTCTAGCGAGCACATACTTCTCATGGTTTGCGTTTGTGAGTGGTTGCGTCTTCAATGCGTCTGACCTTTGCTTTTCGCTCCTTCTTCCTCTTCATCTTAAAGGCAAGCTGACGCTCCAAATTCTGCTTGCGCTCAAGCTCTTGCGTGTGCTTTCTTAAGTACTCACGCTCATCAAGCGCACACTCCTTGCAGAGTCCCCAACGCTTAGCATCCTCTGCGTCTACCCACACAGGATGCTGTCCACACTTCTGGCACAAAGGCACAATGCCTTCTGTGCGGTATCTCCCGTAGCGGTGGCGCACCATGGTGATTGCTTGCACCGAATGTGTGGGAATAAGCTCGTGGAGTTCCTTGGCAGTCATGGAAGGATTGCGCCAGAGCGTCTCAAGCTCTGACCAAGTCCAAGACTGGTATGTTCGTCTCCCTCTTTTCTTAAATGATGAAAGAGATGAAACATTTATTTCATCTTGTTTTCTACGCTTGCTCATTGAGCTTCTCCCTCTGACTAAAGAGTCTGTACGCATGGTTACAAACCATCTGTGGCTCACGTTGTAGCTTCTTGGATAGCGTCTCTAGAATGGCAACAATGAGTGCGTCTTCTTTCTCGCTCCAGATTCTGTGAGAGCGTGTCTGACTTGTTTTGCTTTGAATCCCTCGCTGCCTTGCAAATACTTTGATGTCTGTAATTGAGCGATTAGGCATAAGACGCTTGAAGCCTGACCACGTAGGACCATGCTTGGGAACTTCTCGCTCGATGATTGCAATCTCTTTAGCTGTGAAGGGGGAATGATCTAGTTCTTCATAGCTGCGTCTGAACCCATTCACTTCAACTCTCCTCTCTCATAAAGAGAGCGAGTCATTTCTGCTCGCTCTCTTAGTTCCAGTTTCTGTTGTTCTCGCTCCGATACGTTTGGCGCGTGTGCGTTTCGCTTAAATATCGCTTTATCGCTATCTGAGAGACACGCTAAGGCGCAAACTCTCTTGCCCTCAATAACTCCAGCCAAGGCACACGTAGAAGCGCACTCAGAGCCTGTGAATGGGCATAGAAGATATTTAACCTGCTTAGGCAATAGAAACACCTCCATTCTGAATAAATGTTGAATATGCGCCCTTAAGTTTTGCGGGTACTAAAATGCCAGTTCTACCTGCTTTGTTCTTTACCGTATGTAGTGCAACCTCTTTGAATTGAGGAGTATCAATCTCACCTTTAGTGAGTATGAGTGCTGCCCAGGATGCATAACCAACCACACCAGAGCCACGGAACCAGTCGAGCGATGGCTCATCCTTTGCATCGAGCTTCTTCAGACTTGAGAGCACAAGAAAAGGTATTTGCGTATCAAAGGCAAGCATTTGAAGGTTTGTGGCAACTTGAGAGACTCGTGTGTATTCCTGCTTGTCAATATTAGGACTTCCTGTTTGATACTGCTGGATGTAGTCAACGATGACGAGGTCTGGCTTATCTCCATCAGCTATGACAGTACGCACGATCTCTTCAATTCCTGTAGTAGTGCTTACGTTGTCGATGATTGCCAGATTTGGTGCAACCATATCCTCATAGATAGCAGCGTCTGCAAGCACGGTATTTGAGTGCCGAGCATTGAACGCATACGCTGACAGGTTCTGCAAACCTTCTGGCAGCTGCAACTCGTTGCCTGGTCCCTTAATGACGGTTGACCACTCAAAGGGAACGACCGTAAGCCCTTGACGCTTGAGTCCTTGATTCTTCACTGACCAGCAACTCATGGAACGTGCTGTGATATTGCCCCACGTATCGTCCAAGGTGAAGTAGATGACACGCTTGCCGTCTTGTGCCACTTCAGTTGCGATGTGTACCGCTAAAGAAGATTTACCCGCAGAAGCTACACCACCAAGTATGGTGAGCCCTGGCATGAGACCGCCTGAAAGAGCATCATCAACGATAGTGTGCGTCTTGAGTGGTTCTTTGGCAGCGAGATAACACTCAACATCCCAGCCATACTTTGGGCGGTTGAGTTGGCGCAAATACTCGAATGTCATTTGCGCTCACCTTTGCCCTCATTGTTTTCCCAGTAGCTTGCAATACGCTCTTCTGGTGTGAGGTCATCAATAACTGCTCGCATCATCAAATCAAAATCAGGGTCAGTCTCATAGATGTAATCAAGCGTGCAATCCTTCTGCATGGCGGTCGCCGAGCGTTTAGCGAAGGCGTAGACCGCCATGACTGAAAACTTTTCTTCCCCGTATACGTAACAAGTAAGAGAGAGATTCTTTAAGGAATCTCTCTTACTATCTGTATTCTGATGTGTATCGGTTTTTGCTTGATTTTTGATACACCCCTGTATCGGTTTCCTATGGGTTTTTGATACACCCTGTATCGGTTTTTCGATACACCCCTCAGCGAACCACCAAAATGTTCTTAGCGGTGTTTTGCCATCTGGTGTAGTACCTACTGACACGATCAGTTCACGTTCTTCACAGTATTGAATGAATCGCTGCGCTGCTGGAACTGAGCAATCACAAGCCTTAGCGATTGTGCGAACTCCAAGCCTAAAAGACGGAATGTCTCCAATATCCCTGATTTGCGAGTAACAAAAGAGGAGCATGGTCGCCCTTGCCCCTCTTGTCTTGTCACTAAAGTTCTCAATAATGCGTCCAAGATGGCACGCAGCTGTTGTGTCCAGCTTCGCCCATCCGAGCCCGTCTGTGTAGTCAGCCACGTGCCACCTCCTCTCTTACCTCATGGCTGCTCTTAGAATGGCAAATCCTCGTCTGCAAGCTCAATGGCAGGTGCAGGAGCGTCAATGACTGCATTAGCTGCATTAGCACGTGCTTCTGCGACTCCATCAGCTTCGTATGGCTCTGCGAACTTTGCATCAAAGTTGCCCTCTGCTGCGTCCTTGCCTGGAATGAATGCGTTGACATCAACGGCTGTCTTGACCTTGCCCTCGCTGTTGACATAAGAGCGGTGACGGATGACAACTCCGAGGAGCTTGCCAACGAGCGTCTGCTCTGCGCCGTCCTTGTCCTCATAGACAAACGCTTTGACACCCTTGCCCTGGGCGGTATTCTCGACTGCTTCTGTGAGAGCCTTGTAACGCTGCTTGCCAAAATCTCCTGTGAAGTAGAGTCGGAAAGAGTGTCTCCAGTCATTGGAAGTGTCAGCAAGATCCTGTGCGAAAAGAAATGACTTAGTTTCTGCGTTCCAGATGTCATAGACGAACTCAAGATATGGTTTCTTCTCCTCTGTGTGGTCCTTAACACGTACAATCTTTGCAACATATCCGCCTGGCTCGAGCATAGAAGAACCGCCACCGTTAGATGCAACTACCTTGTCAAAGTTACCGAATGCCTTCATGATTTTTCTCCTTAGAAAATAGTGAATTAAATAAATAGGGAATTAAGCGATTGGCTTCATATCCCAATAAGAACGAATAGTGCTGTCAACCTCTTTGAGGTCATTGTCAATTACCAGTTCATCGAACATTCCCATTGGGGATTTGGCTGGCGTTGAGCCGTCTGTCTGTGTGATGAAGTGATAGCCTGTGTCGTCACGCTCTGTGATGAGCACGATTGGAAACATTCCCTCAATACAGAGTTGGTTGTCGAGCATTTTGCCAATCGTCTTTGGCTTCAATCTTCCTGCATCGTCATAGTCAGGATGCATAAAGAAGTAAACGATTGTGTCATTGTTTGTGTTGTTGGCAGCTTCCAATAATTGCTCAAAATCAACTGCCATTGACGTGAACTTGTCATAACCTTTCTCATTCGCCTTAGCAAAGCTCTGAAATGCCATGAGGTAGTTCGCATCATCGACTACATATGCTTTGAGCTTGTTAGCCTTGAGTGACTGCTTCATCTGAGCGTATGTTGGATGGTCTACCTTGCTCATCTTTCCTCGGAAGGGAAGTGGCTTGCCAGCCACATTGAAGACGCCAATCTCGCCTGGCTTGAAGTTCCTCAGGCTGGTTGACTTACCTGTGCCAGAATGTCCTAGCACGAGTACCGATACTCCCATAGATCTACTCCTTTCTGTTGTCATAGAGTGTGATTTTTAGACCGATTAAAAACATTGCTGAAAACCAAAAAATACCAGTTAAAATAAGTATTACTTCATGCACTTAAACCTCCTTTGAAAGGTCAAAAATGGGTAAGTTTTCGGAGTGGTTGAGCGAGCACGTCATCGAACTTGTTTCTTTTCTTGCTGCTACTGGACTAGGTGGTGCTGCCGTTTTATCTTTCAGCACGTATATCCGTGAATTTTGGGAAAGAAACCCAATAATCACAGCGTTTTACTCGCTTCTCTGTTTATTTTTTGGTATGTGTCTAGGTGCACTCTTAAATCTTTCTAAGTATTTAATTTGGAAAAATGAAATAAAAAGGCAAGATGAAGAGCGAGACAGAAAAGAAAAACAAGCTTTAGCAGAAAAAGAAGCAAAACGCTTAGAAAGCGAAAGAATAAAAGAAGAGCAGCTACAAGAGAGAATCAAAGAAGCTAGAGAGCGTATAGAAACTCTTTCACCCATAGATAAATACGCCATAAAAGTCTTATCTGAAAAGGGTCTTGCAAGGGTTCCTTATGATTACACTACTACTCATGATGAATTTACTTATGTAGATGATCTAGTCAATATCACTGAAACAAATTTCGATGAGAGCGTAATAACTCTTACAAATTACGGGAAATTCTGCGTAGAACATTCACAAGACATATTAGAAAAAGCTGAAAAACCAAAGACGGAAGACTAAAACTTGTATTCTTTCTCCGGGTGTCCTGCTTCGTGGTATTTGCCGTGAAGTCCATTTGCTCTCACACACTCCATGAACGCTGGCATGCGTGACTCATAGACGCAGACATATTCGTGGTAAAACTCCACATACTCTGTGCCAGGAGCCGTTGTGTGCTTCATGGTGGGCTTCCGCTGGTAGAAGTCCCATGCGGTCGAGTGGACCGCATGGAATTGAGCGGGTGTGTACGTGTAGAGACCAAAGCAGACCGAGTCGAAGTCAATGCGCCATATTCTTATAAGATGCACATCTTCTGCGTTTGGCTCAACGTACTCAGTTGGCTCTATTGGCTTCATCTTGCTCAGCTTCTTCATCTAGCGTAAAGCCAATGTTTGCTTCTTCCTTGGTTGGGTAGTAGCGGGAAGTATGGTTGCAGTAAGGACACCTAAGACGCCAGCCATGATCATCGTGCTCAAGTTCAAAGGCTGTGTCTCCCCAACCTTCATTGAGACATTTAGGACAACCCATTAGTACCTCCTCATGTAACAGCCTTTGAAGCGTCTCCACTCAAGGATCGAGCCAATCGCATTAGCCTTTCTTGAGCCGTCGTATCCAAGAGCGATACCCTCGTCCTTTGCGACTGCCTTAATTTCCTTCATCGTCATCTTTTCGAGACGCTCTCTGTCTTCTGCTTCGGTAGTCATTAGTCCCTCTTTCTTGCAAACCTGCTTGTGAGAATGAATGTGAGCGCAACCGTTCCAACTCCAGCTGCAACTGCAATGACTGCGTCATCACCCGTTGCGGGAAGAGCTGCTTTCTTAGCCTTCTTCGCTTTCTTCACTGGCTTAGCTGGCTCTGGCTCAGGCTTAGGCTCTGGCTCGTTATCCTGTGGAGTTGGCTGTGGCTGTGGTCCTGGATTAGGCTCTGGAGCCGGTGTTGGCTCTGGAGTGACTGGTGTCTCTGGCTCAGTTGGCTGTGGGCGATTGTCACCGTTGCCGTTACCGCCAGAATCAGCTGCCACATAAGTCCAGACGCTCGATGCTTGCTTCTCAGCTGAGTAGAGCGTGATGGAGTTCTTAATACGTGGGTTCTTTGTTGTGCGGTAGATGAGGAAATACTGTTCGCCATTAGCCATTGCGTTGTGGAGGTTTAGCGTGAACGTAGAGCCATTGATGGTTGGCTCATCAATCTGGACTGGATTCCAGCCATAAGAGTCGTCGATTGCGCCGTACTCGTCCATGTGAACCCTGTAGAGCTTGAAAGAGCCAGGAATGTAAGAGCCAGCTTCAATGCTGTCTTCCAGGATGACATTGGTGAGGTTCATCTGGTTGACGTTCAGACGTACCTTCCACTCGATTGTATCTGCGTCTGTGTCAGCCACGCCCCACTTGGCAATGACCTCGCCTGTGAGGACATTTGGACGCTCAGTGTGAACAGTGAAGCTTGCAACTTGACCAGTTGAGGTCTGAACGATTCTCAACTCTTCGTGATCTAGTCCGTTATCTTCGCCAATCCATGTTGCCAGCCAGATAGAACCCTTGACGTTGTCTTTACCTTCAACGTAGTTTGTGAAGGTGACATGACATGTCTGAGTGAGTGGGTTAATCTCTGCAACCGCGCAAACCTCACCGTCTGGCGTGTATAAATTGAAGCTTGAAGCTGCGCTGTCTGGGAAGCGCAAGAATGTTGGAAGCTCAATGTCGAATGAATCGCCATTGTGCAGCTCCTGTCCCGTTGCATCCCAGTTGATGTTCATGTAGAACTGGCTATGCAATCCAACTGAGTTGACTGGCTGCTTCTCTAAGTTGGTTACTTGGAAGCTCGTGAGCTGGACTGGTACCGTCTGAGCCTGTGCGAGAGCTGGTACAAATACCAGCACCGCAAATACGCAAACAGCCAGCCATTGAAGAATCTTCTTCATGGTTAAAGCCTTTCTATTAGGTTGTAAAAATGGGGAATTTATGCGCTCATAACAAAAGCAATACCAGCGAGAATGCAGAAAATTAGAATAATTGTGTCTTCAGCACCCATGCGAGTCTCCTCTCTATTCGATTGTTAAAAATAGGGAATTAAAATAAATAGGTATTTATTGCAGCAAATCGGGACTTCCTGCAATCATTGCTGCGAGTGTCTCTAGCGTCATTGTGACATATGTATCACCGAAGCTTTTCTCGCCAACGCCTTTGCGCTTGTGCACTACCAAGCCGAACTCCGCATCCGCGTTTCCTCGCTCAACCTCTGCTTCTTTAAGCCATTTAGGCAGCTCCATGCGGGTGCAGTTCTTGCACTCCACGACTACTGGGAGACCTCGGAAGAACACTCCCGCAATGTCTCCTCTGTCGTGTATTCCTGCTGTGGTTCTGCGCTCAATGTCAGCTCCTAAGCGGGCTGCGAGGTAGTCTGCGACTTGACGCTCAAATGCTGTGCCCTTCTGTTTCTGTTTGCTCATAGCAACCTCAAAAGAGCAACATAAGCAGCGTCGCATAAACAATAAGTAAGCCTGTAATCGGTCAAGTCGACAACGTCCATTCCACAGGCGCACGCAATGTCATATTCAATTTTTGCGCCTTTAGAAGAACGCCACCCAGGCAACAACATGATTGTGTCATACTCAGCAAGTGCAGTAACGCATCGCTTCATAGCTTCTTCATAGCTAAAGCTGTTTGGAATATCTGAAGCAGGGTTATAGATCCGTGAAACATCGCACATTTTAGCGAGCTCTTCAGCGAATAAAAACAAGCCTTTATAGTTCTTTTTCCCCGTGATTGGTCCAGAAAGATAAACCTTTTTACCTTCGATAATATAAGCAATATCATCACCGTCAATTAGGTATGCGGTCTGTGCAAGCTTCTTAACCGCTTCAACTGCTTTGTCTTGGCTGTTCATCGTTACTCCTTCCACGCTAGCTTCTTGTAATGCTCGATTGCTGCACGCTCTTCTTTAGTTAGCATTGTTGCGCTCCACTCTAATATTTGTGCATTTGTAAAACTTATCCGCATCAAAATACGGCATTGAGGTAATCGTTGCCTTGCTCTCGTCGCTTAGGCTCTCCCACCATGCTTGGCGATCGGCTTTCTTTAGATACAAGAACCCGCCGGTAGTCTCATGTTCTGGATGTGCTGCCTTTTCGTCGTCTGTCATATACTCGCTATATTTCCAGGTAAGACAGTCTGACGGCATACTGCAAAGCAAGCCATAAGCTCTTGAGTTGCGGAAATCGCTAAAAGTGATGTCGGTTTGATGGTCAAAGAGGCGAATTGTAGGCTCGGTTGTATTACAGTAGCCGGAGTTCCAGTTGCCGGAGTTCCAGTAGCCGGAGTTCCAGTTGCCGGAGTTCCAGTTGGCGGCGGGCCGGCTGCCGGGGGT